GCACCAGGTCCGAATAAATTACCTATACCTCCTCCTAAAAGATTACTAACATTTCCAAAAAGACCAATCTTATCAGCACCAGGCAAAATAAACTCACCTACAGTTCCTAAACCAGAACTTATAGCACTACCAATATTTCCAAGGCTACCAAGTATATTGCTACCAACATTTCCTATAGCTGTTCCAGCACTTCCTAAAGAACCACTTAAAGCTGAACCAGCGCCAGGTATTAGTAAACTTCCTAAAATTGCAGCAGTTCTTGGATTATCTTTTATACTTCCTATTAATCCCTTGCCACTAGGATCAATGCCTAAGATGTCATCAAAAACTTTGGGAGCCAATATACCAAAACCTTTTTTAACCTTTTTTAAAAGACCACCTAAAAACATTTTTTGTGGCTCTTCCATTAAGTCAGCTATGCCACCTCTTTCTATCATTTGTCCCATCATTTGTGGTTGCATATTCATATTGCTCATCAGAATGGGTAGAATATCATCAGACTCACCTCTATCAAACATATCAGAGGGTTTAAAATTTTTAGGGTCGCCTCTTAATAAAAAATCTGCAATATCTTTTCTAGACATATCTTCAGCATTTTGATTTTTTTGAATCATTTTTTGAAGTTGCATTAGCTGCTCTATACTTTGAGCTTGAATGCCTTGAGGATCTGCACCATCAGCAAAGCCTGGCACATCATAGCCAAACCTTTCTTCTACTAATGCTGGTTCTTCTTTTGCTAGTTTTTGTAAACCTTTATTTGCTTTTGATAAATCTTTCATTTCTCTCTGGAAACTCCTTTTGTTTTTTCAAATGTTCTAAGACCGCCAAGGCCGAGCATCCCCATTAAAATGGTGGACAGTTGTGCGAAATCAAATTCGGGTAAATTTATTTCATTATAACCGAATAAACTCAAAACAGTATATAAAAGTGGATTTAAAATAAAATGCCAAAGAAGAGCAAAACCACACACCCAACCGATAAAAGGGCGCCAACCAGCAACAAATATACTTTTATGAGCAGCTTCCGCTTTGTTGACTTCCAACTGCGCAAGATTAGCTTTGTGAATTTCGGACTTGAGTTCATATTCTAGTTTGGTTCTAAGGTCTTTATCAGCTATGAATTTGCCTAATATTTTTTCTATAGGACTTATTAAACTGTTTAAATCTATCATGAATATGTGGTTCTTTTTCTACGATCTGACATAACAGCGCCACAACCTCTGTGCAACTTACCAATCATACCGCCATCTCTTTTCTTAAGAATAGTTTTTACATTAGTTGGTTTACCACCTACACCTTGAGCTTTAGCTCTTTTTCTTCTAACAGCACTTTTTATTTGTGCTGGTGTCATAGATTTAGCTTTAGATCTTGGCACACACTTAGGGTATTTTCTTTTAGAACTTTTAGCAGACTTACGACCACAGGCTTGAAACTTGCCATCCTTTTTAGGAGCGCCTATATCTACCCAATCACCTTTCTTACCTTTACCAAACCACTCTGTTAATGACATTACTTTTTCCTTGTTTTTCTTATAGACTCTTTACCTTTTTTAAAAATACTTGCTACTAATTTTTTACCCATAACTTTAGCTCTTTGCTCACCGACAGTTAAAATTTGTATCTTTCTAGCAAAAGGTTTTTTAATTCTTTTAACTTTAGCTACAGTAGCTCTAGCATCAGATGGAGTAGCAAACTTTATTCTAACAGTATCTTTAGGGTTTTCATCAGTATATAGTCTTCGACCACTACCTTTTGGTTTTTTCCCTGTTCCTACTTTAGGGTCTCTTTTTTTTCGACTCACTTCATTTAAGGTTTCTTACCTCTATAACCGCCACCACGTTTTTTATATGTTCTAACTAACCAAGCGTTTGCGTAAGCGCTAGGATATACCTTAAATTTTCGTTTTGCTTCTGCCTTTACCCTTGCATACAAAGCTGGGTTTGTAGGCTTTGGACTTTTGCTAGAAGACTTTTTTTTAGCTTTTGGTTTTCTTGCTGCCATAATATTTTATTTTACATTAATTTATACAGAAACAGTAACTGAACCCAAAGAAGAAGTTGATGAAAGTCCAGAAGCGTAGGTTCTATGGGATGTTAGGTCAATAAACTCAGTGCCATCAAAAACCTGTAAAACCTCAGTTGTTGTGTTAAATATTATAGTTCCTCTATTAAAACTACTGGAGTCTCTCTCCTCTGTGGTCATGGAAAGAGTTGCTACAGGATCAAAAGCGTTTAAATTTATTTCTAGTAAACGTACTAACCTGTTAAATGTATCAGCACTAACATCATCGCCTTGTGCTAAAGGTAATCTGGTATTTAATAATTTTGCCATTATCTCCTGCCATCTGGTGTTAGGTCTAGTCTAGTTGCTCCTAGTCTCCATTTAAAACGTGTTCTATTACCTACATCAGCATCGTCATCAGACTCTATTCTAAACACAACTTGTCTTGCTCTAGATCTAACGTGTGCTTGTTGTGTAGTGCTATTTATCACACTTGTTGAGCTTGTCGTTAAACTATCCCCTGGGAAGTTTCTTTGTTTTATTACAAAGTTAACTTGGCCACCATTAGCAGAGTCTCCTAAAAATCTAACATCTGGTATAATTCTTCTTAGAAAACTAAATCGTTCTCCATCTTGAAGGTCTAAGTCACCTGATTCTAGAAAGACATTATCCATCGGACTACCATCATCATCTTCACCTGTTTCATGAGTAAATAAAAAATTAGTGCTACTTGTTGTTCCTGTAGCTCTTGGTTTTTTGAACACACCATCATCTACCCATGCGTGTCTCTCTAATTGACCTATCGTCCAATTTTTTTCTAAGTAATTATATACAACATATCTGTCTATCTCTTGACTTGACTTTGAACAGTAAAACCAACCAACCTCATTAAACTCTCTATTAGTAAAGGCAAATGTTTTAAAGCCTTGAGACTTATTAAAGTCATCTAAAACATAACTTAAAACAGAACATGCTAATCTTCTTACTGCTCCGTTGTATGTGTAAAATCCATCACGAGCCATCCAATAAACACCATCTGGCGCTGTAACAGCAGCTTTGGGACCTATCAATCCAACATTTTGATTTATTAAATTAATGCCAAAAGTAAAAGGTGCGCCTATAAATTGCATTGAATATAAAGAGGTGTCTGTCCATACAAGTATCTCTTGCCTTGATTTTATGCCACCGACTATAGTTGAACCTGCTGATAGTCTTAGTGAGCCTGCTGTATTAGTTATCTTTGGCTCCCACTCAGCTATATTCTCTTGATCCGAAAAAGCTATAAGCATAGGATCAACAGAACCTGTTCTAGCAGTGCCAGCGTCATTAATGGCGTCTGCTCCTAAAACTATAACGTGTCTATCAATCTCAGAAGTTATAACTTGCAAACCTCTAGTTGGCGCTAAGTTTGCACCAGACAAAGATGTAATGTTAACTGCTCTTGTAGAAACTCCATTGGTTTCATCCCAAAGATATATGCCACCATTTCTAACATTAGCCACTAAGTCTTCGCCAAAATTATCTTGAGACCATAACCTTAATTGGTTTGTGTCTGATAGTGTTGCTGATTGTCCCCAAGTTCCGTCACCCCAAGGATTAGCACCCCATCCAGTACTATCTACAAAAAAATCTAAACCTACATTAATCTGATAAGCGCCAACGACACTTGAGCCACCATTCCCACTATCGGATGCGTTTGCAGTGACAGTGCTACCTGATGTATCTTTAGCTGTAATTTTATAAGAGTTTGCATTTACTATACTATCTATTTCATATTCTTGGTTTAGAACTGAGGCAATGACATTACCGCCCAAAGAAGATGCTCCACTAAAAGTTACAAAATCACCTTTAACTGCTCCGTGAGCAGTATCTGTAACAGTTATTTCTGATGAGCCGTTGGAGGCACTAAAGGTAACATCGCCTGCCGATGTCGTAGATCTGATTGGCGTCACATCATTAAATGTGGTTCCTTCTAAAATATATAGTTTTGAAGTGGTTCCAAGTCCTAAGTAAGCAGTTCCGTCTAAAGCAATCCAAGGGAATAAAGACCTACACTTACCTAGAAAAGAATTAGTATTTGTTTTTTCCCAACCGCCAATCTTCTCTGGTAGTCCTTTTCTAAATCTTACCAAATTTCCATCGAACCATCCATTCTCATCTAGTAATTGTGTATTTTCTTTATTAATTCCAGGATTAAAAATGTATTTAACTAAACTCATAATTCATCTTTTAATTTTTTTTCATACCATTCAGCTTTCTCAAGATCTTGCTTACCATTCTTTTGTCTAAAGCGCCATCTATATTTAAAACTATTGCCTCTTAAATATCCTATCAATTCTTCTTTAGAGAGCATAGATTTTAAAGCATCATAACACTCTATTTCGCCCTGATTATAATGTTCAGGTTTATTAACATCATCATATTTCATTTTATAAGCCATTTCTCCTTTGTAAAATTATCTTTATCATCTGTTGATTTAATAATTTTATTTTTAATTTCTACTATTAAGTTAACAGATTTTTTTAAACTTTCTTGAGTATCAATACTCTTTATATATTCTACTTTTTTTTGATAAGTTTTTCCTAAATTATAATTAGGTTCAAAAATAACTTTATCTCTTTTTAAAAAAACAAAAGCAAAAATATCAACTTCAGAGCCATCATAGACTCTGTATTCTTTTTTGTTAGATATTTTTTTCTTAATGTCCCACCTAACCCAATCACTATTATTTTTTTTAAAGGTTGAGTTGCTGGTTTTAACTTGAATTTTAAAATTTATATTTTTTCTATGACATAGAAAATCAAAACGAGATGATGATGATGCAGGAAAAATATCATCAAATATTCTAGCCAAGTGTGATGCAGCTAGATACTCTCCAGCCAAACCTACTTTTAAATTTTTTGGCATAGAGTTATTCTGCTATGTTTACAATTTATACAAAGATAAATCCACGAACAATCAAAGTCACCATGCTCGAAATTAATACAACTAAAAGGCCAATGATTGTTTTGGTTCCAGTATCTAGCTTTTGATTTATTTCTTTAACGTCTTTATCTATTTCGTCAAAGTTTTTGAAGGCTGTCTTCCACCTCTCGCTACATTCTTTTTCATGAACAGCGAGTTCTAGGTGTACGTCTGCAGCCGTCTTTCTAGCCATTATTTTTTAATTTTAAAATTAAGAGCTATTAGATCAAGATAGCTATATAGTTTACTAATCCATTTATCGTCTCTTTCACTTGGTGTAAGTGTGGCTAAGACAGAAGCCAAACTAATAATAATACTTAACGAAATTAAAAGATCGCTAATCCAATTTAATAAAAACATCACTTCTTACTCCTTTTTAATAGTTTTTCTAATTTGTTTGCTTGTTGTAAATGAGTCTTAGAGGCTTTTTTTAATTGGCCAATAATCTCTCTAAGTTTTTTCTTTTGTGCATTACCTGGTACAGACATTATTTTTTCCACTTCCAAACTCTTTTCCAAGCTTCATTTTTATGCTTGGTTTTTTTGTTATCTGGTATGTATTTGCCTTGTTCGTCTCTTTGACGAACCCAAACAAAACCTAACATTTCTAAAAATTTATTCCACATTTTTTTCTTCCTTACCTTCTTCTTCTTCTTCTTCTGGCATTAAAGGTTTTAATCTAAGCATTATTTCTTCTCTAATTCCACTTAATGCTTTTATCTCAGAACCACTCCAAGCTCCTCTTTTGCAAGACAAATCAAGAAGTTGTAGCATATTTAATAAAAAAGTTTTTTCATCCATTTTATTATCCTTATGTTCCTAATTGTTTTTCTACCGAACTAGGATTAATTTTTTCATTAATATTAGATTCTATATCGCTTTTTATTTGTGATACATTTTCTGAACCCATATTGTCTTCTACCCAACCTTGCACTATCGCAGGTGTTAGTTCTGCCCAAGGTATAAAATTTGATAGATCGGATGTATCTAAATAAACTCTGCCTATTGATGTTGCAGAATAATTTTTGCCATCAGGGTCTTGGTGAGAGTCATCAATACCTGTTAACTTATAATGCACTTTATGTACTACATCTGACAATCCATCTTTGTTAGGATAAACTTCACAATCTGATACGTTCCACTCAAAACTAATCATTATGATCCCCCTTTAAGTTGTTGTATTTCATTTTGTAATATTTCTATTTGTTCTTGTTGTTCTTGAATAGCTTTCACTAAATTAGGCACTAAAGGTGCATAATCTAACTCCCACTTTACTGTATCTGAACCAACTGTAACACCTCTGGCATGTTCTCCTATATCATCAAAGGCTTTTTTATATGATTGTGCGCCAAAACCACAACCATCAGTTACACCTGTCTCTTCTCTTGTGTATTTAATTGGCTCCAATTTAGAAATTAAATTTAACCCAGCAGCTGGTCCTGTAATTTGTTTGTATCTTTCATCAGATTCAACTGCTAGTGAAATAGTGTCGCCTGAAAGATCGTAATCTAATTTAGCTAAACTTGAGTTAGCATTTTTTCTGTAGAATCTCATAAATCTATAGAAAGAAGCGTCACCAGTATCTGAATCTAAAGCTAAAACTGCATCATCGTTAGAGCCTGTCTTTTTGATATTACAAGCTTCATTTTCAAATGTGCTACCACTACCAATACGGACTAATTCACTTGTGTTAATTACACCATCCGACTCAATAGCAAATCTTAAATTTTGACCATTAGTGTAGAAGTCTATAGAACCAGTATCAGTTCTAAATGAAAAGTCATTAGCACTACCACCAGATTTAAGAGCATTTCCACCACCGATAAAACCATAGTTTGTGGATCCGTCAGTAAGTGATATACCAGTATTTCCTGCTCCTGCTGTTAGGGCTAGGGTGTTGCCATTCCAAGTAGCATTGGCCTCGCCCTCAAGAGTGTTAGCTGTGCCACTTCCTGTTATAAGTCTGTTGTCTGCGTTGTTGTTGATAGTTGTGCCAGAGACAGCAGCAAAAGACAAAGCACCACTACCATTTGTTTGTAAAACTTGGTTAGCACTACCATCTGATGTTGGGAATGTGTAAGCTCCGTTAAATTGCACCACTTGGCTTTCATTGATACCAATAGCTACATTAGAACCTACTGTACTGCCATTTCCGATCAAAAGATCATCTGCGCTATCGTCCAATCCGATGTAAAAATCCTGCGCATTGCCGTCAAAAACTAATTTTGTATCTTCTGCACCTGCGTCTCCTATGGTTAAAGTTGGTGTTGACCCATTTATAACTACAGGACTTGCTATAGAAATACTAGACCCATCTGCTGATAAACTGTCTAGTGCAATGTCTCCAACATTTGTTATGTTGGCATCGTTAAAAGATGTAGCTCCAAAAGTATTTGAGGCAGCCGTTGAGGTAATGCCATTGGCAGCAGTTATCCCACCGCCATCTGCAATCGTTATGGCATTGTCACCATCTGTAAACCCAATATTAGCAGTTTGCACTTCGCCACTTACCAATAGATCTCCACCTACAGAGGCGTCATCCGTAACTGTTAAATCATCACTAACTTTTAAATCTACTGTAGATAAACTTGCAAAAGCGTCATTTACTGCTGCACCTGACCCAGCACCATCTAGATAAACTACTTTTACATCACCAGGGCCGATAGTTACTGTAGAACCAGAGCCTTGTTTTATTATTATGTTTTGACTGCCTGACGTGCCATTCTCTATAAAATGAACTCTTTTTAATGTGTTGGGTCCTATTGTTATAGTACAAGCGCTATCTAGTGTGCCTGTATATTTAATATACATAGCTCTAGCTTCATCAGCCGAACCATCAGCTACAGTAGACGCATGAGTATCTGCATTTGTTGTGATGGCTTCTGTACCAAAACCAAGCCCCTCTCCGACTAATTCTAAATTTGTATTTGTTGAAGTTCCCCAGGTTCCTGATTCATCCCCTGTGGCTATTTCTTTTAATCTTAAGTTATTTACATAGGTTGCCATTTGTTACCTCTTCCTCATTTTACTCTTTTTTTTCTTACTTGCACAATGTGCTTTCTCACTAAAACCTCTAGGCTTCTTACAGTTAATTTTTCTTTTTCTTGCAATGGACCATTTTTTACCCATCGAATGCAGACCAGTTTGGAGTTTGAGAATCTGTTATAACATTATAGTTTGGAGTTTGGCTTGTATCAATAACTGACCAAACATTAACAGAATTTAAAGTTGCGGTTAGTCTCAAACCAGTAACTGAAACATCTTTTGGTAGAGATGCAACTACGCTACCAAGTCCAGATGTCATACTAAAGCCTGAAACAGATAGATTGTTGTTGGTAACAAGACTAATAGTTCCTAGTCCTGAAGTTGCTCCCTGTTCAGTAACTGATTGATTAACAGCAGCTTTTACTAAAACTGTACCTAAAGCAGAAGTTGATCCTTGCTCGGTAACTGGTTGATTGACGCCAGAGGATTGTGTGGTTGTTCCTAGAGCAGATGTTGCTGATAAGCCAGATACAGATACCTCTATATCTGCGGGCTGACCCCAAGGTCCTGAACCCCAGCTATCTCTGCCCCAACCTGTATCTATAGCCATAGGGTCTGTACCCCTATGCTATA